ATATTTCTAGCTCTTTGATTATTTTGTATATTGGTAAATAGATTATCCATAAATTTACCAATCATGCCCTCAGTAATAGGGGTTTGTTTTTTCATTATTGTTCTCCAACTAATTGTAACATAGACATATGTTTATAAATATAGAGAAAGTGGAATTATCTTTGGATATTTGGTCCTCTTATACCTGAAGGACCACTAGAAGGACTCTGTCCCTTAGCTGCTCTTTCTTCTGCTGCGTTTTGTGCTTTAATCGCGTTTTCTGTTTCTTTTATATAGAAATTGCGTAAGAATACTGGTAGGTTGTATACTTCGGTATGGGTAAAACCTTTTCCGTAATATACGAGACTAAAAATTGATTTGTGAATCGCGGGCTTATCCGACGCCCGCAGGCCAAAAAAACTCTGCCGTTAAAGGGATCCCAGTGCGTTCAAAATATCCACATGCTTCACAAGTAAAATTAAAAGATAAATCAATATCGGGTACCATTTTTACTAAATGATCCCTAAATGCTTTAGAATCTCTAGATAGAAATTCATTATCTACAAACTTTTTAATTTCTTGTTTATCTTCTTCATTGTCGACAGACGTTATAACATATCGTAACCTAGTTGTAATTTCAGGTTCAACCTTATCACTACCTCTTTGCATTTTTTTCAATGCTGCTAATTCCTTAGTGATTGCTACTTCATCTGCATGTGTTAATAATTTATATGTAACCTTTCTTTTTGACGCTGGGAGTTTAAAACTCATATCTGCAACTGTTTTTCCATCTAATCCAAAATCTTTTGGTTCAACTTTTCCTAAATCTATTTCTTCTTCATTTTCTTCTGCACAAGCTGGACAATTCATCTTTATCTTGTATTTTGCACCGTATCCTAAAACTCTAGCTGCTACCATAATTGCATTTTTATCACCAATTGTCATATCATTCAGTTTTACTTTTGGTGTAACGATAATAGATTCCAATAGCCTATCTATTACTAATCCCTTACGAATTAAATTCTGAGAAGTTAGAATATCTTCTTCTTTTGCTGTCATGTATTTTATATCGACTTTTCCAGAAGAAAGAGGATTATCGGGAGGATAAAATTGCCCTTTTGATGGCAGATCTATTTCTTCGGTTGGAAACTGATAGTCTTTTTTATCAGCCATTATATTTCTCCATTGTATTTGATAATATGAATCATAAAACCTTTAACTTTGATTTGTATATATAAATATATGAAATATTAATTTTTTAACTAAAAAAAGAAGCCCCTAAACAATATAGAGGCTCCGGCGGTAATAAACTATAACAATATAACTGCAGATTAGAATTCTAATATTGCATAATCATAACGTAATGTCAGTGTTATTCCAGCAACATCATTACTAGTCCAGTCAATGTCACCAAAATCGGCTGATTTGATATAAGTACCCTTTAATGTCCATTCTTCTACAATATCGCCTACTGGACCAAGCATATTTATTTTAACATCTTTTTTATAAAAATCTGCGTATCCATTTCTTCCGGTCACTGATTCATGAGAAAGACGTACCCATTCCATAACAGCTTGTGCTCCACTAGGAACAATAGGATCATAAAGCTCTATATCAATATCGCCCCAGTCACCTTTACCTTTAATCTTTCTCTTAACATTTATGTGATCCAAAACTACATCATCAAATGAAATTTTTGGTCTAGCAGCTTTTTTCAAAAGCATTGACGGTATACCTTCTATGTACATAATGTACCTAGCTTTCATTTTTGGTTCGAATGCATCGAACATAATTTCGTCAGCTGAAATCAAATTAGCCATTTAAATTCTCCTAATTAATTCTATCAATTATAAATATAGCTCATATTTAAAAGTCTCATATATAAATATAGGCCGGGCATAAAAAAAGCCCTATCATTAGACAAGGCTTTTTTCATTAACTATGTTTTATCAAAGTTATTCAGGAAATGCTGCTCCAGTTGGCATGATGTTAAAATCAAGCACAATAAATTCAGCAGTTCTTGTTGGCTGTAAGAATATTTGTCCAAATAAGATATTTCTATCTATAATATCTGGAGTATTATTCGAATCGTCCATTACAACTTTAAATGCAGATAATCCCTGTCTAGATTGTACTGTCTCAAGATAAGGATTAACAATGCCTAAGAATCTATTCCTAGTAGCAATAGAATTCTGTTCAAAGACAAGATACTTTGTTGCAGAAGCAATAAACTTCTTCAAAGCAATTAATAGCCTTCTAACATTAATTCTATCTAATGCTGATGGAAGTCCTTGTAGTGTCTTTTGACCCCAAACAACAACTCCTTGACCAGGAAATGATGCAATAGGATTAACTCTACCGTCATACAAATCATCTCTTTCTGAGTGAGTCAAATTTGTATATGCTTGAAGTACTTGAGATAATCCACCACGATTTAATCCTGCCGGTGCATACCATTCATAAGCAACGCTATCATTAAATGCTAATACACCTGGAAGTACAACTGAAGGTGGTACCCAACGGTGTTTATTAGCTGATACGTCATTAACCTTAACCCAAGGATAATATGTTGCTGCATAATTTGTATCTACATCTTCAATAGCTCCAGTAGTACTTGATACACTAGCTGACAATCCAGTTGGATCAAATATATAAAACGCATCGCCTCTATCTTCACATACATTCTTTGCATGTGTTATAGTTCCAGGATGCAAATTATATAGTAACCCTGGAGTTGCTATCATATTAATATCAAAAGCATCTGGATTTGAAATTGCATTTATAGCTTTCTTATATGCTACAGATCCACTAGATTGAGAGTTTGTTAAATCAAAACCTTGTGTGTTTCCAGAACTAATATCAGACTCCATATTCCTAGGTGTTGCAGGATTCATTCCATCAAAACCACCTTGGAAAGCAATAATAAACTTTCTGTGTGTTAATGGTGTTGAATCTGTTAAACCAAGAGTGCCTGTATAGCTAGAACTTGGATGCCCACTAAGAGTTGAAAGTAAAAACTTAGAATTTCTACCAGCACCAGTACCAGCAGGTAATGGTTTAAGATAATTTTTATAATTGTCTTTCACTGCGAAATTAAAGCCATGGAATACTTTAGAACTAAATGTGTTATCTAAATCCTGTGATGTCACATTAGAAACTGCTCGAACATCATCTTCTATTGTGTCTCCCAATGCTGTTTTATATGCTGCATGTCCAAATGGAACTGCACTAGGTGTCATTGTACCATTCTTTACTGCTGCTGAAGCTTCTACTCTAATGTATTTGCTTCTAGCTGCGTAATCTCCATTCGTATAGACTTTACCAGCTGAATCAATAGTTTGATATTGATCACCAATTACTCTAGCAACATATTTTGCATTATTTGGATCTAATGTACATCCTTCAAATGTTTCTAAAATTTCTGGTTGTCTATCTGTATCTAAAGCACCATAATATGGTTTAACCCGTCTAACAATCACTGTAAAACTACCATAATCTGATCCTGCAATTTTACCAGCAGCTTTAATAGTAGAAATTCCAACTTTAAATGATCTATTAGCTGAATCACCATGACTTAAAGTATGAAGTCTAAATAGATTTTTATTTTCAGACCCCATGGTCTGTGAAATTACATATGGAGTTGTTGCCCAAACTGAATCTTTACTATCAAAATTTAATTCATCACCAGATACGGCAATATCAAAATCTCCTCCAACTACATTTGCAGTACCAGACCACGCGTCTTCCCAATGGGAATGCACATATACTTCTTTATCTCCTAATGGATCTTCACCAAAAACTTTAGAAATATAATAATCACTACTAGGATCTAAAGATGCTGAATATCTTGTTGCAGATATACTTGATCCAGATATTTCAAGAACAAATGTACCTGTATCATCTGGTAAACCTGCTTCAGTAGCTGTAACTCCAACTACTGGGGTTCCAACTGTTAAACTATCAGCACTTTCTGATATTGTAATATTATGAGTAGTAGCAACTGCTACGTCTGCTGTTATTGTAAGTGTACCAGCTGAATCATTTCCACTTGTATCTGAATAATGAGCATTATAACCAGAAACACTAGCACAAAGAACTGCAAGAGCATCTCCAACAATAGTTGCAGTATCAGTTGCTTCTTCTATATTAAGAACTGCTACATCGTCGGTTCCAAATGCTACTTCGCCTGCAGATGCAGACTCAGTAAAAGTAATTACTTGGCTAGCTCCACTCCGAAATGATGCAAACGCTATTGTTAAAGTACCAGTGGCTGCTGGAACACCTGTTAATGCAACCGTTACAGATGCTGGTATTCCTATTCCTGCTGGTATTCGTGTATTAGACAAACTTGATTGATAATAACCTTTTGCTGGTGCAAGTACAGCTGCAACTCTTAAGTCACCATCAGTATCTTTCGCTTTGATAATAACTGGATTTGTAACTATATATCCACCAATTCCTAAAACTCTTACTATTGTAACTCTACCAGCACTTTCTAAATAATTACTTACTGTTAAAGGAACATATGTATTTAAATCGTGACCACCAAACTTATCCTCAAAATCTTGGAAACTTTCACAAAGAGTAGGAATAAAAGCTGGCCCCTTTTTAGTGGGACCAATTATTGCTGCTCCAATTTCGGAAATTCCTTGAGGAAGAAATGATAAATCACGTTCCTGGGTAAATACACCAGGACTTACAATTTTTTCTGCCATTTTTATTCTCCTAGGGTGTTAAAATGTACTATAAATTATTTGATAATAAATATCAAAGAATTGTTCCAAGTGACTAATTTATTTGGGAAGTTAAGTGGATGTTTTAGCTTTTGATGCTGCTTCGGTTTCTGATGCTGCTTCAGGTTCTGGTGATGGTGTAAAAACACCCGTTGTTGGATCTAATTGTCCAGGACCATATTTATCAGTAAGTTTTTGAACTAATTCTTTTTCTTGCTCTTGAACACCTTCCCACTCTTCTTGTAGTGATTCTTCTCTATCTTCTAAGTCAAGTTGTCTTTTTTCCATGAGCATTTTTTCTACTTTGAGATTACCAAAATCAAAAACTTTCTGCTGATAATTTGTTTGCAGATCTCTTAATTCTTGTAATTCTTCATCAGTAAATTTAGTTTTTTTGTCAGCCATCGTAACTTCTCCTATAATTAAGTAATTTTATAGATTAAACAATTTTATGCTGTTGCCTGAGGAGGCTGTTGAGCTTGTTCAGGTGCTGGTGTATATTCTCCTGTTTCAGGATTAATACTTCCAGGACCATACTTATTTGTCAACTTTCTAGAAAAATTAGCTTCTTTTGTTTGATTAGTTTTCCATTCTTCTTCTACGGATGCTCTTTGCTCTCCCATAGCTGTTAGCTGCTGATTCAAATTCATTTTCTGAACTTCAACTTGACCAAATGCTGCTGAACACTGATTATATGTTTCCATAACCTCTTTTAGTGTTTCCATCTCTCCCTCTGTGAGATGAATAGCTTGATCTTCGGGTGCTGTTTCTTGATTTTTAGATTTATCGGTGGTTGCCATAACTTTACTCCAAAATTAATTTGTTTTCTAATTCATATATAAATATATAAAAACGTTGGAAAAAACTCATTTTTTTTAGCTATTATTTATTTAATGACCTCTACCCATGCTTGACTATCCTCGTCCCATGAGTAATCTTTATCATCATCTGGGTAAGACTCTGGCGGCTCCCATTGACAACTATCTTCATCTAATGTCCAACTGTCAAAAGGTTTTGGTGATATAAATGCATCTTTATCAGCATCATAAGTATAACCTATACCAGCATAATTCTTTCTAATACTGGAAGTGTAACTTGTTTTAATCCAGTCGACTGAATCACCAACTACTCCACTATCTATAAAATCTTGTTCTGCAACTATCACCTGAGTTACAATATTGTTTTCATCTATCTTTGCAAAATGACTCATAATATTTCCCATCT